TTACGCCTGAGGCGGCAGGCAGACGCCAATGCCGCCGATGCCGCAATAGCCGTGCGGATTTTTATACAGATACTGCTGGTGATCGTCCTCGGCATAGTAGAACGGTTTGGCGGTGGCGATCTCGGTGGTGATATGACGAGAGTGATTAATTACCTTGTTGATATATAAGCTTATTGTTCTCAAATAACTATGCATTGGGGCATGGATGGGGCAAAGTCCGATAATTTCTGGTTCAACATAGCAATCTGATCGCTGTTACTGTCGGCCATCCAGGCGCCGTAGACATTGAAAACCATTTGGGCGCTTGTGTGCCCCATCTGGCTCGCAATGAAGCTGGGGTTGGCCCCGGCTGACAGTGACCAGCAGGCATAAGTGTGTCTGGACTGATATGCTTTGCGATGCCTTAAACCAGCTCGTTTCAGCGCCGCCTCCCATGAGTCACCAATTGAATCAACCTTGTAATGATAACCAACGTTACTGCTTTTTCTGACCAACTGAGGATTGAACACAAATGTACAGTCATGAATAGCCGTTCGGCCATACTCCCGTAGTTGTACCTCAATCTGATACTGCTTTCCCAGTCTGGTCATTTCCGCCTGGTTCCTCAAAGCGTCAATGGCTGGTTTGATCAGATGCACGACCCTGTCGGTGCCGGCTTCGGTTTTTGGTGGAGTGAAATCACCGAGTTTCGTATAATTTCGGCGTATGGTCATCGTTCCAGCTTTCAGATCTATGTCTTCCCATGCAAGGGAGACCAGCTCACCGTGGCGTAATCCTGTGTAAACCGCAACAGACCACAGGTTTTTCGTTTGCTGATGCGGGCAGGCATCTATGAAACGAATAAATTCGTCACGAGTGAGTGGATCAGGTTCTATCCTGGCCCTTTTAAGCGGCCTGATTCCGTTAAACGGGTTTTCCCGGATATAACCATTATCAGCGGCAAACTGAAACATGCCCGCCATGGTGGTCATGTAATAGTTTACCGTCGCCACGCTCAACCCCTTTCCCCCCGACAACATATCCTTCCTGACATACAACAGGTCTTCCCTAGTCACGGATGAGGAAAGCTTGTTTCCGCCAATCCTCAGCAGCATATTCCTTACAACCGATTCATACCGGTCCAGAGCATTAGCGCAGATCTCCATCCGTTTCAGGTCAAGCCATTTTTCAGACAGCTCTTTCACGGTAATTTCTTTCTTGCCGATACCGAAAATTTTCAGGTTTGGCGAGTTGGGGAACTGCGCCGCATAGTCAAAGGTCCCCATGCGGATAGCGAAACAAACTGAAGTTCGCAGTTCCCCGGCCACCTTCCTGTTTTTAGCGGTGTCAGGGACACCGAGATTTTCCCTGACACGCTTACCTTTAAAAATGAACCATATGCGGAGTGATTTTCCGTGGTTCTCAACGCCCGTTGGGTATGATTCTTTACTCATTGTTCCCTCCCGACGTCCAGGAGCGGTGTAAGCTTACCTTTTTCATACCGCCCGATCACCCAATGGTTGCTTTTGGGCCTGAATCCATGCGTCTACCGCTTTGCGGTTGTACATGCATTCACTGGTTGGCTTTGGGTCACCTTCAGGGGAAACGTGCTTATACTCACGCCCAAGCAGCCAGGATGATTTACGTGCCCGTGTAATGGTGCCGCGTTTCATCCCTGTGACCGCCATCAGCAAGTCCTCTGAAACCCATTCGTTTGGCTCGATCTGGATTATTGTCTGCATGCATCACCTCTGCTGCACTCTTTATCTGATATAGAATTCCCAGCCGCTGGCGACGGAGTTCAAAACCTTAACCGCCATTTCAGCCGTTTCCCTGCTGTCGTAACACTGGAAATACATCACCTGCCCAGTACGTTTAAGCTTCATCATTACCCACATACATCACCTCAGGTGCTTACCACGTTCTTCAAACTCTTCTTGGCAATCAGCGCAGCGCTGACAACCCGCCACCAGTTCCCGGCGCCGAGCCGGTATCTCTTCCCCGCGGTCGCGGCAATGAGTAGCTGAAACTGCGTTATGGTTGATGCGCATGTTCTGGATGGTCATTTCCAGCCGGCGCTCTGCCAGCTCGTTGGCCTGATCGATGAGTTCTGGCATGTCAGCGCTCCTTTATATATCCGTTCAAAATACCTATCTCCACATAGAGATGGCTTGGCGTTAACCCAAGCTGCTTTATCAGCGGCATGCATCCGTTGAGGATCGGTCGTGATATCTCGTCGCAACTTAAAGCGGGAGATGACCGCCGTTTTGCCTTAACCTCATCGTTAGCCCTGCGTGCGATGCTTCTGAGCGCATTTTTCTTTTCTTATGGCGTCATGCTGCCTCCAGATTCCCGATCCGCTTTAACTCAGCCAGCGATACAGTCGTGATGATGTGTCGCGGGGTGATGTACGGGCGCCAGATAAATAAGACAGATATGCATTCACTTTGCATTCTTATTTTTCCTTCTCTCTGCATGCCTCAATTTCATTCTTTCAGAGGTGGCTCGTTTGTTTTTTATTGAAATGTAATTTAGCCCAAGCTTATATGCATGCTTGTTGTTATCGGAAGCGGAGCACCATTCAAGATTGCAAACTGAATTATCCTTTTTATCTCCATTTTTATGGTTGACAACATAATCGGCATTCGTGCAAGGTATAAAAGTCATAGCAACAAGCCTATGAATTAAATAACGTTTCTTAACACCATCCTTGCAAAGACCTACCCCTAAGTATCCTCTTGGGTGTTTTAATGGCTTCATATTTTTCCCAGGATACAATCTCCCCATATAATCCTTGTGAGGTAAGGACCTGATTTCTCCTAGTGTGGAAATTTCATAAATCCCCTCATATCCCTTTATCTGCGACCACCTTCCTCTTTCATTTTTTGGAGTTTTCGATCCGCCATAATCAGTCATTGCGCACCTCTTTTCGCGTCCAGCGCTTCAGCCAGTCTCTGAGCCTTTAGCGGGTTTCTCACCACCTCACCCGACGGCATTAACCAACCGCGGTGGAGGACGGAGTAGATGCACTTAACTTTTCCTACGGTTATGGCGTCGCGGTAATGTTTCATTTCCACTGTTCCCCAAAGGTAAAACCGATCTCCGCCAGCGATTCGTCCATCTTGCTGATGAACTCCGGCACCATTTCGTTGAAGTCGGACATGTACTTGTCGTCGCGTTCAACAACGACATGGTGAATGCCTTCTCGCTTCATGCGAGGGTCATAATTCGCGAAGTACCAGGCATCCTTACCAGTTACCCACATGCTGAATTGCACCTGAGCCATGTAGGCGGACTTGATAGCCTCGAATCCGCCTAGCCTGAATTTCATGAAGTCGCGAGAGGTGAAAGGGCACTTCAGCTCAAGGCCGCGGCCATCACTGCACAGGCCGTCTGGTGAGCAGGCGGTGCGCATACCTTCGTCACGGAAAAGGATCGGCGACTCGGTTACCTTCACGTCGGTGGTGAACTCAAACAGGGTGCGAGCGTCGTCCTCGTACTGCTTCCCCCACGCCAGCGCCTTGGCGTTAACTTCCGGCACCGCGCCGGTGCAAACCTCTGCGAGCAGCGTGTGGAAATAAGACATTTTCATGTCAGTCCACTTGGTGCCTGATCTCGGCTTCGAAATGACGTTATGGACTTCCGAGGCGGTGATCACGCCCAGGCGTAAGCGGTGCCAGGATTCATCACCCTGTTCAACGCGGGTAACGTCAATACCAGTTCGCTCGAGGATAATTTCTGGTGTCATGCTGCCACCTGCGCTTTTTTCTGGAGGAAGTTAAAGCCTTTCTGCGCTTCTTCTTCGGTGAGCTGTGATGCCTGGAAAATGTCACGCTTGAAGATGTTGCTGCACAGAGGCAGGAAGTCCTGCTCCCAGTCCTTATTCAGGGACGTCAGGAGGTCGGTAATTGCCTGCAGCGTTTCCTCACTGGCCACCAGGGGGAGCGCCTCTGTAGTGCTGCGCGGCGTTACGTCACGCGCATCCACTTCCAGCGTTTTACCTTCCATCTCTTCGGCAGTGGGCTGCTGGCCAATTTCAGGCCATGCCTTACGCAGAGCCTGAGCCTCTGCACACTTCGCCAGCTGGCCATAAGGGCGCTTTTTCCACATTGCGTTTGGCGCGGTAGTGTCGCGGCCGGCGGTGGCATAGTTCTCAACCCAGTATTCTTTCGCGCTGAATTCGACGATCTCCCCGCTCGGCATGCGCTTGCTGACCGTGTACTTGCACCATTGAGGTACGGTCACCTCAATACCGGTAAGCGTCAGAGTGACGTCCGGGCCGAACTCTGGTTCTTTTGCGCCAGCGTAATCACCGGAGCGATCGGCCTGAATCCGATAAAGCCCGATGCCCGGCATAACCACATCGCGCCACTCGCTTTTACCCGACTTCGAGTCCTTAACGCTCATTGGCACCAGATGAACGGGCTTCAGAAGCGGATCGAGGTTTCTGGCCCGGCAGTAGTCCAGCGCCATCATCACTGACTCATCCTTGGCGCCAGGATAAATACTGTTCTTGAGAGCGCTCCAGGTAGCGCAGTCAATGCCTCGCTCAGCAAGAGAGCTGGCTGTAATCACAAGTTCGTTAGCCATTGCTATTCCCCAAAGTTAAAACGGGCAGCCGGTGCGGTGATCCCAGTCGTATTCCGCCTGGGCGTAAGCTACTGCCGAAATGAGATCGTTATATGCCTCGCCAGCTGCATCGCTGCGGAGGCCTTCGTATGGGCTTTTGTCCATCGGCACAGAGAAGCGGAACAGGCCTGACGGCTCTTTCGGCATGGCATCGATAATTTCCTGCGCCCGATCGTCAATCCACTTTTGCTTCTCTTCGGTGAGCGACTGTTCAGCCCATTTCCTTTCTTCGATAGCGTCATATGCGCGGTATGCGTTCATAGCTCGCTCCTGAAATTTGGTTGTAAGAATCCCCGGCGCGATAAAAGCCGCCTGATAGCTCAGTTAAATTCGTGCGCTGATATGCGCGGTTAATGCGTCCCGGCTGGAACCAGGTTCGGCTCAATGCTGCGTGATGCGTACGACCTGCGAATGTGGCGCAGATTGCCCTGTGGCTCATGCCAGTAGCTGCCATCGCGATAGTCGAAGCTGACAAGCCAGGCGGCGCCGGTGCGGCGATTGCGCATCATCACGGCGCGTCCGCTGTTAGGAATTGAGTTAGCCATTGAACACCCCCGTGAAATGCATAATTTCGACAGCCAGGCCAGCCCAGAAAACCACACCAATGGCCAGCGCGATAACCAGTGAACGAATGCCTTGTTTGCTCATTTGCCACCCCAACACGGATAGCTAACTGCGATTACAGCAACCAAAAACGGAACGACCTTTAACCAAAAATTACGCCATGCAGGCTTGTCTTCTTCGCGGATCATCTCTTCACCTTTGCCTTATCGCGGCTAACGGAGCGTTGTTACCTATTACCGGCGCCAACGTTGTTGTTTAGATGAGATGATTATTAACTAATGGTTATCTTTAGTCAATAACCATTGGTTAATAAATTTAGTTGTGGTTATTAAGGTTATGATTTATTGGTTAATTTAGTTTTTTAACGTTTTTTATAATGTTTTGTGCTCAAGAAAATACCAGGAAGGGTGTTGGCATATCGAATGAGGATGGGTTTTTCGCAGAAATGCACCCGCAGATAGCGCAGGTTATCGGGATAGCGGTTATGCAGCTGCTGGTTGAGAAGAAAAGTATCTCAAAAAACACGATTATTGAGATGATTCAGGTGTTGTGGCAGGGGGCCAGGTAGAACTGGCTGTGGAGCTGGCACTGGACGTGCTGATGCTGAGGGAAGAGTAGGGCAATAAAAACCCGGCGCGGTGGCCGCGCCGGGTCTGGATGAATTTCTAATAGCTGCTGATATGTTAAGCTGCCAGTGGAATAGCTCGCAGACTTTCATCCAACTGGGCATTCAGTCGGCGAACGTTATTCAGGCATGCTTCCATTTCGTTCAGCAGTGCGAATACGGTCTCAAAGTCGTAACGGTTTTCCATCGTGTGCTCCTCGTTTGTTATACGTATGGCTTCTCGTCCAAAGCAGCTATGGCGGCGCACAACCCTTCAGGATTGTCAGCTACAATGGCTTGAGCCAAGTCATCTGCGAGCTCGATGTACGCGTCAAGCTCAGCTAGTTCATCTTTCCTATCAATTTTTAACAACTCAGCGACTTTTTCGGATAGGGCACGATAAAGTCTTAACTGTGAAACAACCTCTTCGAATGTAGGGTTGTTCAACTGTAGCTCAGGAATCGGCAATAATTTGGCCTTGCTGAGCATAGAACTGATTTCACCGATGATTGCATAAGTAAGAGAGTTAAACCGCGCTACTGCTCTTTTATGCAAAACTTCAACGGATTCATCTCCAGGGTTTCGGGTCACTAACTATACTCCTTATATAGGATCCCTCAAAGAGGTTTTCAACTAGAGTTGCTCAAAAAAGGAACAATCTGACCGAATCTTACAAAAATATGTTGACACGTAATTAAGCATATACGGCTTTAAACTCATCATACACTAAGCATCAACCTTTGAAAGATAGTGGTCATAAAAATTACTTAATCGCTTCGATAGGCTGATGGCTACCCATGCTTCCTGTACGTCAGCGGTATTACCACAGCATTGAAGACCAGAACATACGACCAACGATCTCAATATCTGATAAGGGATGCTCTTCATCAGGATGCTCCTGACTATTGTAGCTGCGTAGACTTACCCTATCAGGACCAACTCTATAAAGCATTTTCAACCGCTTCCAGCCGTTCTGGTTAACTGCATAAACTTTCCCGTCTACGATGCGTTTATCGTTGCAATTAATCGCCACAGTGGCGCCATCTGGTATTAACGGCTCCATACTGTTTCCTACTGCCGGAAAGCACAGCACGCCAGTGCCATCAGTATTAGCTCCTACTCTGCGCAGTGTTGCTTTAGAAAACCTCAGTTTAAACCCGTTGTAATCTTCGTCGATGACGCGCCCATCACCACAAGCAAATTCAATATCCTTCAAGAATGGCACTTCAACCTCATCATCTGGCAGCGGCGTGTCTTTGTCCCATGTATTGATGGTTCCCCACTCAGATTCAGGCGGGATGGATGATTCCCTGAGGATCTCAGGTTTAGGCTCATTCCTTCCGTATTCCAGCCAGTCAGGTCTAACCCCAAGCCAACGACTAAGGGCAAGGATATTGGTTTGGTCTGGTATTGCTGATGAATTAAGCCACTTCCAAATCCCTGGCTCAGATACAGAGACACCTTGAGACTTCATAGCCTCTCGGATCCTTTTTGCCTGCCCACGACCTCCTACGCCAGCATCAAGCAATGCAGCGCGGAGTCTCTTCGAAAATTCTTCTTTCAAATCGTCTTTTTTAACCATTTGTTAATTATCAATTAGAGTTGACATAACTGTCAGTTAAGATATAACCTTAACTCGTAGTTAATGTAGTTAACGAGGGACACTATGAACCCAATGCAATTTGCAATCGAAGCTGTAGGTGGTCAAACCGCTGCGGCACGCTTATGCGGTCTGTCGAATGTTGCTATTCACAAGTGGGTAAAGAACGCGGCATTGCCTCGCACTGAGTACACAGAGAAAACCAACTATTCACAGCTCTTGGCTGACGCATCAAAAGGGCAGTTTACGGCGGAGTGGCTGCGCCGAGCCGCGAACCCTGACCGAATTAAAAGTGGATCACATGCCGCCTAACCAGCGGCCTTTCATTCAACACCAGAGGAAGTATCACAAATGGAGAGTTCAACGACACGCAACAAAGTGGAGGCTCGCAGGATAGAAAGCTGGTTACACAGCCAGATAGCTGAACTGGGAACCACGAATATCGCCAAAGTGGCCGGAGTGAATAAGTCGACGGTGAGTCGCTGGCGGGAAAGTCTGCTGCCGAACATGTCGCTACTGCTGGCCATCCTGATTTCTAACAGGCCGGGAGAGAAAGGTGACTTTGAAGCATAAGTGGGAACAGAAAGGCGAAAGCCGCAGTGTTCGAGCACTAACGGCTTTCAGGTGCAAAAACGAAGAGGTAATTGCGAGGTAATTATGCCTGGTAAATCTGTAAGAGTAAACAATCCGGAGGTAGCACGTGAGCATGTCACTTATGGCGAAAGCAATGGGGGTCAAAGTGGGAAACTCACTGCGTAAGCTCGTTCTTATCAAGCTGGCCGACAACGCCAACGACAAGGGCGAATGCTGGCCTTCGTATCAACACATTGCCGATCAGTGCGAATGCAGCAAATCCGCTGTTCGCAACCATATTGATGCGCTTGAGGATATGGGTCTGCTCAAGCGTGAAAATCGCGTTGGGGTCAACAACGGGAAAGGTAATACATCCAACGTGTATTATCTGAACCTTGATGCTACCCCTATGCCATCAAAAAGCACAGGGGTATGCCATGAAATAGCACCCCCTATGCCATCTGATGGCACACCCCCTATGCCACCAGATGGCACCAGAACCAGTCACTCTTTTGAACCAGTCACTGAACCAGACTCTCTCTCTGCGCGAGGGCAGTTTATCAGCGAGGCTGCAAAGCGACGGATCGGGATTTCACCCAACGGGGAAATACCTTTCCCTCCTGCCTTCAAGCCATCGGCAGATCACATTGCGATTGCCTCGGAGAAAGGGATCAACATTGAAACCGAGTTGCTGAACTTTCGTGATTATCACCAGGCCCGCGGCACAAAGCTGATCGACTGGAACTCGGCATTCCGGGTGTGGCTCAGGAACGCGAGAGTTAATCCGCTTTCCGGGCGCCAGAGAAGCGAACCTGATTCCCCACACTGGAACAGCCCTGAAGGCTGGAAGGACTTCATATGACCGCTCAGCTTATGACTGCGATCAGCAATCGCGATGGTGATGCGCTGGCCAGAATGGCCGCAGGTAGCACGGAGCCGCAGAGGCTTCTGGATTTCGAAGCTGAAAGGCTGGTTGACTCCCTGTTCCGTCAGCTGAAGCAGATCTTCCCGGCGTCAACGCAAACCAATCTGCGCACCGACGCCGAAGAGAAGACAGCGAAGCGCCAGTGGATTGCCGCTTTTGCCGAAAACGGGATCCGCACCCGCGAGCAGTTATCCTCTGGCGTGCGACATGCGAGAGCCAGTGAATCGCCGTTCTGGCCATCGCCGGGCCAGTTCATCAAGTGGTGCAAGGACAGCGGCACCGTGCTCGGCGTAACGCTTGTCGACGTGATGAACGAGTTCCACCGCTACAGCCGTGAAAAAGGGCTGCATACCGGCGGTGCTGAGCGCTTCCCATGGACTCACCCAGTCATGTACTGGGTTGTTACCGATACCCGGCGAGCAATGTACCAGCGCCAGCTCAGCGAGGCAGAAACCGAGAAATATGCCGCTAAAAAGCTGGAAGACTGGGCGCTGAAAGTCGCCGCCGGAGAACAAATACCGTCGCCGGTACTGGCTCTGGAGAACAACCAGGAAGCCATTCCGACAAACCATGTCAGCCGGCAGCAGGGGTTTCACCCTGAAGGCAAAAGCTTCGGATGTATGCCAAGCGCAGCATCGCTCGGTGCGTTAACTCCGGCTCAGTGGCTGCGGGATGAATACCTGCGCGGGAAAGAGAGAGGGCTTATCTGATGAAAAAGAACTCTGGCAGACAGGCTGTAATCAACTTCATCGGGCAGCACCCTGGTTGCTCATTTCGGGATATCCGCCACGGTACCGGGCTAGACCCGTCCGTTGTCAATTCTGCTTTGTGGCAGATGAACCGCGATGGACGCGTTAAGCGCGAAGGAGAATATCGTAGCTACCGCTACACCCTGATCGACACGACAGCCGTAACCGAAAGCGATCCGTCGGTTCAGTACCGCCATCGTCATGACGGTGCAAACCCAATGACCAAACTGTTTAACTATTGCCTGGCGGGAGTAAGAAAATGATTTTTCTCAAATTAACCCAAGACTCAACGGTAGAGTTTCAGGGAAAATATGGTCGTGAAACTGAAACGGTTTATGACTCGGTATTCATTGCGCCAGGACACATAGAAAGCATGACCCCAGCCGGCCTTACTTATATCAGGATGGCCTCTGGCGAGCGTATTTCTGTGCGGGAAACCCCGGAAGAAATCATAGCCATGCTTACCGAAGGATCCTCCAAATGACAATCACATTACAGGCAGTAAACGAGCTCATCGCCTCCCTGGAGAGCGCAGGCGAGCTGTCGATCAGAGAGCAGAAGTTCCTGAAGCTGGCGAAAGCGTTTAAGCAGCTGGCGGCGGAGAATGTGGAGGCAAAAAAAATAATCAGCGAATGCCGGGAGTATTTCATCGCTGGGGTGATGAACCGTATCAGACCAACGAATGAAGGCTACCTGCATATGATTTGCGACACGTTTGCAGACGAAACCCCCGCCACCGATCGCATCGTAGCCGGGATTAAGGCTGATGGGGTGGAGGAGTTTTTGAAAGGCAGCCAACTGCCTTACCAAATTGCAACCGTTCTGGCTGATTACGACAACGCAGACGACGAAACTCTCCTTCACGTCATATGGTCTGGACAACCGCCAGAGCCTGAGGGGGATGTTTGGCATCTCGAATATGTATCTCGCGGTAACGCGATTGTTCGTGAAGTGTTGAAGCAGCTGCGCGAGGGGGCCGACAAATGAGCAACCGTTTTTACATGCTTTGCACGCGAGAAACTGTGGGGAGCAACGCCTCGTTTCATTGCCATAACGGAAACGGATACAGCTCCAATATCGACCGCGCGCACGTTTATACGCAGGAAGAGGCGCAGAGATGCTGGGACTACGGGAGAGAGATTGACCAGCCGATTTGCGCTGATGCTGTTGATGCCCTGGCTGTATGGCATGTGGATTGCCAGTACATCCCATGCGATAGCGTGGTTGAGCAAGGTTGCAGCGCATACGTTGCGTATAAAAAAGGTGACTGGAACGGGAACGATGTTTACTGGTTACAAAGCGGAGGGTTGCCAACCGATGATTTCAGCAAGGCATTCGTTTTTGTATCCGCCAACACGGATGAGCCAGGCGTTGTGTGGCTGCCATTCCATTTGGCAGATGCAGTAAAGCGGCGCACGTTCAATATCAATAATTTCAACCGCCGAACTATGGTTCAAGGTGCCGGGCTGGTGATGCCTGAATGGCTAAAAAAATACAATCGCAGACAGAAGGCAAAAAGTGGAAAGGTTCGCTGGAACTGCCCACATTGTGGCCGCATTACCTGGCAATACAACCCATACGACTTTGATGGATGCAGCAATTATAGCTGCGAAGGATGGCGAGCATGACAACTGATATCACCGAACTGGCGCAGAGAGAGAAATTCGAAGCGTGGGCTGAAGAATGCAACGCTCTGCCGTGGGGTTATCTCAAAAAACTCCGCATCTATACCGGATTCTACTCTGATCACACTTACACCAGTTTATGGGCCGCATGGAAAGCGGCTGGCGCTGAGCTGGTAGAGGCGCTGGAGAAGGCGCAGCAGGTAGACGAAGAACTTTGCAGGCTCCTGCCTCCAGGCGCTGAGTACATGGACCCTCCAGACGGCGGTGATGTCACGCCGCTTGAAGGAGTTCGTCGAATGGTGGCTGATTACCGTCAGCGCATCGCCGAGCTGGAGTCCCGCACCGTGAAGCTGCCCCCTGAGCTTTACACAATCGGTGAGCTTATCAGGACGCAGGACAACCGCATTACCGATCAGCCCATGTTCGTCGTTTTCCAGAAGCGTGAAATTATCGGAAGCGATGAGCACTCGCCTAGTCGGATTTGCTGGGTATGGGATGGTGAAGAGGTCAGCGAGCTGAGAGCCAAGCGGCTGGAAGCGCTTTATCAGGATGGTCGCGACACTCGCGGATATGATCGATACGCCATGCAGGAAGTCGATGAGTTTGTTACTGCCTGCTTTACCGAGCATGGATGCAAAGACTATCTGCGCCAGAACGGCCATAACCTGCGGTTGCCGTACATTTACGCCTGCGGCTCTTTCCGAAATAACGAATATCAGCTGGTTAGAAATTGGCTCGCTGGCATCAAGGTGGAGGCTGAGTGATGTGGAGAGGAACCGATCGCACCAGAAGCCAGATGATACTGACCGAGTATCGCTACGACCCTAAAGCTAAAGACTCCAAATCCGTTTACCTGGTGCGGCATAACAGCCGCATTCATCAGACTGTTCTGGAGCAGCATTTGACAATAGAGCGCGATAGTTTCGGTCGTTTCATACCGACTATCGAACTAAAAGACTTTCCGGAAGGACTTAGCGACCGTGAGTCGATGCTCAAGCTTGCCGACTGGCTGCACCGTTTAGGTGTGGCGATCGAGGATAACTGGAGTCAACCATGACCAAATCAACCATAACCAGAGAGCAGCTGGAAGAATGGGTTGCACAATTTGATGAAGATGGCGGCTGTGATGCCACTGACCGGCAGTTAGAGGCTCTCATTCGTCAATCGCTGGCCGCAATGGACCAGAAGCCAGCGCTTCACCGCTATCGGCGAAAAGCCGTTGAGCCATACGGCCCTTACCCCTGGCATTATGAGGTGTTTGTTGACTATCCGCAGCCTTTTGAGGATATCGAAGACGAGTATTTTTATGCTGCGCCGCCAGTGGTTACAGGATTTGCGGTAGATGGCGAGTCTGAGCGTCTGCCGCTTGACTACCTGCAGGGACACAAAGACGGTATGGAATGGGCCGCCCAACTTGCAGAAGCCAATCACCCTGAAACCGGAGACTGGCTTTACGATGACCCTATCGAGCTGGCAAAGGCTATTCGCAAAGGTCCAGATATGCCGCCAGCGCAGCCGGCAGCGGACAGCGATCCGGTGATTATTGTTGGCGATGATGGAGGGGATGCGCTTTCTTATCGCCGCCTTATCCAGTCCTTTGAGCCTGGCACTAAGCTCTATCGCCACGCTCAGCCAGCGCTGGTAATTCCTGATGAGATGACACCAGAGCAGGCCTATGAAATAGGTGATTACCACGGAGACCCGGTGGACGTGTTTGCGCGTGGAGCTAACTGGATGCGTCAGCATATCATTGACTCCACATTAGCAGCCGCCCGGCAGGAGGTGAAGCATGGCTGAGTTACGCGCAGGTGGGCTGGCATTAGTGCTGGCTTCGGAAAACCAGAATGAAGTTGGCAAAACCGTTACGTTGGTTCGTGTTGTATCAAGCGGGGAATATCACAAATTCCCTGACGGCTGCAGATACACCATGATAGAGCCTGGGCAGCAGATATGGGTTGTATCAGGCGACGTTTCGATTTACACGAGCAAGCCATCGGGAAGTATGTCAATTTTCCCAGCCAAAAGCCTGATGCCCATCGACGGCGACGACTTCAGCAATGAAGACGAACATCAGAAGGAGCGGGAGCATGCCTAAATCCCCCGCAGAACGCAAAGCCACCTTCTAATATCAACCCCTCTCCGGAGGGGTTTTCTCGTATATGCTCATTTTGCTTTTATCCCCGGGAAGGGCGATAATTACCTCGTCAGCCTGAGCAACTGACGACTTACTTCCGGCGCCAAGTGGGGACACATGGCGCAAACACTGCAATTTGAGAAGAGTTATCAAAACGTACTGATTCCCGCAGAGCCGGGAACCAGCGAATACCTGCAACTTATCCCCGTAGGGCAACTGCTTTGCGGCGAATTCCGCAAGCCACGGAATTACGCATTCCACAAGAAGTTCTTCAAGCTTCTGACTCTCGGGTATCACTACTGGACGCCTTCCGGTGGCCTTATTGAGCCCGCGGAGCGCACCCTCATATCCGGTTTTATCGACTTTCTTTCATCCGACTTCGATCAGCGCGCTGCGCTCCAGAACGCCTCCGAGATGTATCTCTCATCGGTCGGTATCTCCCGTTCCCGCGATATGGCGCTGCTGAAACACTTCGAATCCTTCCGCGAGTGGGCAACCATTCAGGCTGGCTTTTACGACGAATACCAGATGCCTGACGGCAGCCGTCGTCGTGTCGCAAAGTCGATCTCCTTCGCCAGCATGGACGACAGTCAGTTTAACGGCGTCTACAAATCAGTGCTGAATGTGCTCTGGAACTACATTCTGCGTCGTAAATTCCACTCGCCGGCTGAGGCTGAAAATGCCGCCAGTCAGCTTCTGAGCTTTGCGGGGTGA